TGGGAGCATCTTCATCTTCGCAGTTCCGAGACTCGCTCGAAAATGAGTGCGGCTGCCAGAAATATGAGCTCAGAGCACCGAGCGAGAAACTCCGCAAGTCATCTTGGTAGAACGAGAAGCGCAGAAATGTGCAGTAACATCCGTTCAGCGATCCGCAGGACGCCACCAAGCGTTGCTAATACGTCTGGTTTCAAGGGCGTTTCATTCCTTGCACGCAAGAAGAAATGGCGCGCGACGATAGCGCTAGACCAAATAAATACTCACCTCGGTTACTTCAGAACCGCCGAAGCGGCAGCCTCTGCTTACGACGCTGCTGCATATCAGGCATTCGGCGACGACTGCTATTTAAATTTTAGAGATAGGGTCGCCGATAATGGGAATTTGGGATTGGCTTCCGGGGCGCAAGGCTGAATCGAAAAGTGTAAGTTTTTCGCAGTCTTGGACCGATTATTTTGGCCTTGGGGCCGTGAAATCCGGCGTTTCGGTGAACTGGCAGACGGCCCTCGACGTCTCTGTCGTCTACGCGTGCATCCGAGTCATCGCCAACGGCATCGCACAGGTGCCATTGCGTGTGATGAAAGAACTGCCGGACGGCAAGGGCTGGGAGCCGGCGGTCGAACACCCGCTTTACAAGGTGCTCAACCGCAAGCCGAACAAGTGGCAGACCAGTTTCGCCATGCGCGAGACAATGATCCTGCACCTGGCGCTGACCGGGAACGCTTATTTCTACAAGAATGTGGTGCGCGGCAAGGTCAAGGAACTCATTCCGATCGACCCCGGCAGCATCACTGTCACACGAAACAACGACTATTCGATCACTTACCGCATTTCGGCGCTCGATGGCTCCTCAATGGAGCTTCCGCAGTCGCTGGTTTGGCACGTTCGCGGCCCGTCATGGGACACATGGATGGGTCTGGACCCTGTGCGGCAAGCTCGCGAGGCTATCGGCCTCACGATTGCGACCGAAAACACTCAATCCGAGCTCCACGCCAATGGCCTGCAGATGTCAGGCACGTACGCGACCGAGCAGAAGATTGGCACCGAGGATTACAAGAAAATCCAAGCTTGGATCGCTGCCCAAGTAGGTGGCCCGAACAAGCACAAGCCGTTTGTCATCGACTCCGGGTTCAAATGGACCCCACAGACGATGACTGGCGTGGATTCGCAGCATCTCGAAACCCGGAAGTTCCAGGTAGAGCAGATTTGCCACGCGTTTGGTGTTTTCCCGGCCATGATCGGCCACCCAAGCCAGTCAATGACGTTTGCCAGCGCCGAGCAGGTGTTTCAGGCGCATGTCGTACACACTCTGAACCCCTGGGTGGAGCGGCTTGAGCAGTCGATCGACAATGATCTGCTCGACGGGCCGGAAGATGCCGAGTTTGCAGCCCGATTCAACATGAACTCGCTGCAGCGCGGTGCCTTCAAGGACCGTTTTGAGGGCTATTCGAAGTCCCTAGGTAGCGGCGGGTCACCGGCCTGGATGACGCCGAACGAAATCCGAGCGCTGGAAGACCTGAACCCGATCGATGGCGGCGACGATCTGCCCAAACCGACCAGTGTGGCGCCCGTTGCGGCGACAGAAAAACCGCAGAAAGACCCCACAGAATGACCATCGAGCACATGAACGTGCTGCTCGGCGAGATCAAACTTGCCGAGCCGGGCGCCGATGCGAAGGAAATGACTTTCGCTGGCTACGGCGCGATTTTTGGCAATGTTGACAGCTATGGCGACGTTCTTGAGCCCGGCGCGTTCTCTGCGACGGTCAAAACCGCCAAGGCGTCCAATAATTGGCCGGCAATGCTTGCCTCGCACAACGGCTACAATATGCCTATCGGCGTGTGGACCGACATGCGCGAAGATTCCAAGGGCCTATGGGTGGAGGGCAAGCTTGCCGACACCGAACGTGGGCGCGAAGTGTACGAGCTGCTGAAAATGCAGCCACGGCCCGCTCTTTCAGGCCTCTCCATCGGGTATTTCGCCCGCGACTACACGATGCACCAGCGCACCAAGGCCGAAGAGCCGCGCCGGAAGCTGAAGACGGTCGACCTTTTCGAGGTTTCGTTTGTCACCTTCCCGGCGAACGGCAAGGCCCGTGTCGTGTCGGTAAAATCAGAGTTTCAACCCCGCGAAGTTGAAGACGGCCTGCGTGAAGCCGGTTTGTCGCGGGCGGACAGCGTGAAAGCTGTCGCGGTCTTCAAGAGCATGCTTCAGCGTGATGCTGGAGAGCCGGAATCGGATCCTCGGGATGAGGAAGCCGCGGCTGAGCGCGATGGCGAATTGAAAAGCCTCGCCGATCGCATTCGAGCCCTCGCCAAATAGGCGAAAATCCACATCCACCGGAGTACCAAAATGGCTGATGCTGCCATCAATGAAGTCATGACTGCCTTTGAAGAGTTCAAGGCCGCCAATGACAACCGCCTCAAGGAAATCGAAAAGAAGGGCAGCGTCGACGTTCTTCTGACCGACAAGCTCGATCGCCTGGAAACTGCGATTTCCAAGCATGAAGAAGCCAACCAGAAGACCACTGCAGTTCTTCTCGAGACCAAGAAGGCGCTCGACGACGAAGTCAAGCACGTCGACGAGCTCGAGGCCACGCTCAACCGCCTGTCGCTGAAGGGCTCGTCCGATCCCGAGCAGCGCAAGCAGGAACTGAAGACCAAGGTTAACGACTGGGCACGCGCCGTTGTCGGTGCTCACCTTGTCGGCGTTCCGAACCTGTCGGAGGCGCAGCAGAAGGCCCTTTCCGACGTCGCGGCTGAGTACAAGGCACTCGGTATTGCGAACGACACCACTGGCGGCTACCTTGCCCCGGCTGAGTACGTCCGCGAAATCATCAAGGGCGTCACCGACGTTTCGCCCGTTCGTTCGCTCGTCCGCGTTCGCCAGACCGCTTCCAAGTCGATCCAACTTCCGAAGCGCACCGGCCAGTTTGCCGCGCAGTGGGTTGCCGACCAGGGCACCAAGTCCGAGACGGACGGCCTGCGCTATGGCATGTGGGAAATCCCGACCCACGAGCTCTATGCCCTGATCGACATCTCGAACCAGAACCTCGAAGATTCCGCGTTCAACATGGAATCCGAGATCAGCTTCGAAGCCACCGAGCAGTTCGCTGTTTCTGAAGGTGCCGCTGTCGTCTCTGGCAACGGTGTTGGCAAGCCACTCGGCTTCATGGACGCCTCGTCTGGCATCGGTGAGAACAACTCCGGCACTGCTACGACCATTGCTGATGCTGATGGCCAGGCGAACGGGCTTCTGTCGCTGAAATACGCGCTGAAGACCGCATATGCTCGCAATGCCACCTGGGCGATGAACCGCACCACGCTCGGCTCGGTTCGCAAGCTGAAGGATGCGCAGAAGGGCTACATCTGGCAGCCCGGCCTCGCCGGCCAGCCGAACACCATCGACGGCGACCCCTACGTGGAAGTTCCGGACATGCCATCGGAAGGCGCGGGTCTTTACCCGATCGCTTACGGCGACTTTGCCCGCGCTTACACGCTGGTTGACCGCATCCAGATGGAAATGCTGCGCGACCCCTACACCCAGGCGACGAGCGGCAACATCCGCTTCATCTTCCGCCGCCGTCTCGGCGGCCAGGTGACACTGGCTGAGGCCATCCGCAAGCTGAAGTGCTCGGCGTAAGCCACACAGGCGGGCGCTCCTTTACGGGGCGCCCATTCCATTCTGAAAAGGAGTAAGCCTGATGGCTTCCAAAGATCTGCACAATAATCTGCATTTCGTGCCGCTTATCGCGCCCGTTGCAGCCCGCACCGACAACACCGCCATTGTTTCCGCGATCATCGATACGCTCGGCTATGAGTCGGTCGAGTTCGCCCTGGTGACCGGCACCAACACTGACACCAACGCCACCTTCGCGGTGACAGTTGATGAAGGCGACGCATCCAACCTGTCTGACGCGGTCGCTGTTTCGACCGGCCCCAAGCTTCTCGGCACACTTGCTGAGGGTGGCTTCACCTTTGCGGACGACGTTGAGTGCCGCAAGCTCGGCTATGTTGGCAACAAGCGATACGTCCGCCTGACTCTGACCCCTTCCGGCAATGACTCTGGCAACATCTTCATCGCCGGCGTCGCTGTCCTGGGCAACCCGCGCTCGCATCCGACCGCTACGCTGTCGTAAGCACCTTGGGCGCTCCAATAGGGGCGCCCTTCTACATCGGAGGAGGGATGAATGTCCAAAGTTCTTAGAGCATTTGACTACAGTTTTGATGGCGTGAACGCGCTCAAGGCAAACGTCGACGACGACGTTGACTTCGGCGACATGACCGATGGTTTGGCCGCAGAAGGCTACATTGAGGCCGGAGTATCTGCTGTTGTGACTCCAGAGCCCACTGTCGAGCCAGTTGTTGAACCGGTGATTGATCCTGTTGTTAAA